TGTACATTCTAGAAATAAAGAACATACAAAATATTTAAAAGAAGAATTTTTAAGTAATATGAAAACTAATATGGGATCTCCATCTTATATTGTTGGTAGAGTATTAGGTGGTCTTACAGATCCATCAAGTTTATTTATGTTTACTAAAGCTGGTAGATTTTTATTTACTGGTAGTAGATTATCAAGAGCTACTAAGTCTGGAGTTACAATAGCAGCAGAAGAACAAAGTAAAAGATTTTTTGATGATACAAGACCTATAAGTTATTCTATGATGATTACTGCTGGTGGTTTTATTATACCAGCTATACTTCCAGCGTTAAAACCTACTGCTGGTAAAAAATTTGATCAAACTGCTGATATGCTTGATGAAGCTGATGATAAAGCATTTCAACAAGGTACAGTAGGAGCTGCTATACCAGCTGGTACTAAAATAGAAAAAGTAGATGTATTACCAGAAAATCAAATACAACCTACAGGAGCTGGTGTATTTGGAGAACAAGGTCCATTCAATCCAATATTTAGAGTATTAAAAAATGGTATAGGATCTGCACAAGAATTTATAGAAAGAACTTTAGAGGGAGCTTTATACCAAAGAAAAAACTTTGTTGATGGTGTTACAAAACCAAGTATTGAAAGAGCAATCAAAATGCGGTTTGCTCCTCTTATTGTAGAAACAAATACAGCAATACAAGAAATATATAATAAATATTTACAAAGACTTGGAGCTAGTAAACAAAACTTTGTAGACAGAACTTTTGATACAAAATTTATGCGAGGTAAAGAAGTAATGTCTCCAAGAGAATTTAGAGAAAAAGTTTTTGAAGCAAGAATGGGCAACAAAAATTTAGATCCAGAAGTTGTAGAAGCTGCAAGAAAATTAGATAACTTTTATGGTCCAATAGGTAAAGAGTATGATGAGTTACAACTAGCAACTACATTTATAAAAAGATACATTAACAGATTAGATGATATTATAGGTAGAACTAAAAACAATAAAAAAGTAAATGATCTTACTAAACTAAAAGAAAAACTAGAAAAAAGATTAGACTATATAAAACAAAATGGATCATTGAAAAAAAATGATTACATTAACATTGTATATAGACGAGATGTTATTGATTCAAGATTTGATGAATTTAAAGATTTATTATCAAGACTACTTAGAGAAAAAAATCCAACAATAACACAATCAGAAATAGATGAAATAGTAGAGGGATTCAAAGGATATACACCTGTTATACAATATAATAATTTAGCAGACGAAATAAAATTAGCTACAGCTAAAGGAGAAACTGTAGATATTGATGAGTTTATAAATAAAATAAATAAAATATCTTCTAGGTTTCAAAGCAGAAATCTTAATATAGATTATATGAAACTAGCTAATGCTGGATTTATAGAAAAAGATATAAATATTTTACAAAGATTATATTACAATCAAACTATACCAGATATTGAAATAACAAAAATATTTGGAGATCCAATGGGATATGGAACAAAGTATGTACAAGGTGGATCTTATCAAAAAGGTATACAGCAAATAGTAGATGAATATGATGAACTAATAGAAAATGCAACATCTACAGTACAAAAGAATAAATTAATAAAACAAAAAGAAGAAATACTTGTAGACTTAGATGCAGCTATACATTTACTTAGAGGTACATATGGATTAGCTGATGATCCTAATCATTTTGTATCAAGAGGTATTAGAATAGGTAAACTATATAATGCTTTAACTATGCTTACTGGTATAGCTCAAACTGTAGATGTAGCAAGATTAGTAATGGTAAATGGTATTACTAGAACTTTTAAAAATTCATATGAAACACTAACAAGTGGATATGCAAAAGAAATATTTAATATGTCTAAAAGATCAGCACAGTTAGGTGGAGAAGCATTAGATATGTGGAACAGCTCAAGAGCTATGTCTATGTATGGTGTAGAAGATGCTTTTGGTGTTTTTAATAGATTTGAAAGAGGTTTTAGTTCTTTAGGTAATTTATATTTTACATTCTTAAATCTAAGTAACCCATGGAATACAGCAGCCAAAAGTATTGCATCATTATTTAATGGTACTAGACTTATAGAAGTAGCAGAACAGATAGCAAAAGGCGAAAAAGTTACAAAAGTAAATAGAGCTAGAATGTTAAATTTAGGTATAAATGACGATATGGCTAAACAGATATATCAACAATATCAAAAATATGGTGTTGGTAAAAATGGTAAAAAAACATTTAAGCAAAATGGAGATGATTACAAAACTATGAGAGTAGCTAATTCTGATGCTTGGGATAATACAGCTGCAGCTGATGCTTATCATAATGCTATAGGTAAACAATCTAACATAGATATTGTTACACCATCAAAAGGAGATATACCATTATGGGCAAATACAGAATTAGGAGGAATATTACTACAGTTTAAAAAGTTTGGTATAGCTTCTACACAACGAATGTTATTAAGAGGTTTACAAGAAAGAGATGCAAACTTCTTCCAGGGTGTATTATTATTAATGGCAGCTGGAGCTATGGTAGATGCGTTTAGACAAAAAGCATTTAACAGAAAATATGAAAATAAACCACTTGGACAAAAAATAGTAGATGCTTTTGATAGATCTGGTCTTGGTGGTATATATTCAGATATAAATAATTCATTAGAAAGCTTAGCTAATAATGAAATAGGACTTAGACCTTTGCTTGGAGCAAAAAAACCTTATGGTACTTACAAAGATCAAAGAAAAACTCTTGGACCTTACGGTATGCCAATAGCAGATATACTTGGTCCAAGTGCATCTCAAATAGAAAATATAGCTGATATAATGTATACCTGGGGTACAGGTAAGTACAACCATCACACAGCAAGGAATGTGCGTAGACTTGTTCCATTTCAAAATGTATGGTTTCTGGATTCATTATTTGATAGTATGGAGAAAAACGTTTTAAGATGAGTATACAAATATCTGATACAAGTGCTAGAATACAGTATACAGCTACAGGTGGACAAACTGTATTTGCAGTACCATTTGAATTTTTTAGTGATTCTGACTTACAAGTAATAAAAACATCTAGTGGTGTAGATACTACACTTACTTTAGCTTCTAATCCTAGTAGTGCAGCTCAATATTCTGTTACTGGAGCTGGTGTTACTGGAGGTGGTAATGTAACTTTAGGTGGAGGAGCTACAGTAAATGATAAGTATACAATCCTAAGAAATCTACCTACATCAAGAACAAGTGATTTTCCTAGTTCTGGTACATTTCCTATAGAAACTCTTAACACTGAACTAGACAAACTTGTTGCATTAATACAACAGAATGAAGTAGATATTAAATTATCGCCTAAAGCTGCGTCTACAACATCAACAGCTTTTGGTCTTACATTTCCAGAGCTTTCGGCTAATAAAATACTTAGCGTAAATTCTTCTGGTAATGCTTTACAATTTACACAAGAAATAGGTACAAATCGTGGTAACTGGGCAACTACTACTGCTTATAATGAAAGAGATATAGTTAAAGATACATCAACAAATAATATTTTTATTGTTAATGCTGCTCATACTTCTAGTGGATCACAACCTCTTACAACTAATGCAAACTCAGCAAAATATGATTTATTAGTAGATGCTTCTAGTGCAACTACAAGTGCAACAAATGCAGCCTCAAGTGCTACAGCTGCAGCAAGTTCTGCAACTGCTGCTGCTAGTTCTGCATCAACTGCATCTACTCAAGCAACAAATGCTGCAAGTTCAGCTACTTCGGCAGCCAATAGTTTTGATTCTTTTGATGATAGATATTTAGGAGCAAAATCTTCTGAGCCATCTACAGATAATGATGGAGATGCTCTTGTTACAGGAGCATTATTTTTTGACACAACTGATAATGCTACAAAAGTATACACAGGATCAGCTTGGCAAACAGTTACAGTTTCTGCAAGTAACCAGGCAAACATTAATACTGTTGCTGGTATATCTAGTAATGTAACAACTGTTGCTGGGATAGCTTCTAATGTAACTTCGGTTGCTGGTGTTAGTTCTGATGTAACTACTGTGGCTGGAATAGCTAGTAATGTTTCTACTGTTGCTGCAGATGGTACTGATATTGGTAATGTCGCTGGATCTATAAGTAATGTTAATACAGTAGCTAGTAATATATCTAATGTAAATACTGTAGCTGGAGCTAATTCTAATATTAGTACAGTAGCTGGAGCTAACTCAAATATATCAACTGTTGCTTCTAATATTTCTGGAGTAAATAGTTTTGCAGATAGATATAGAGTAGCTTCTAGTGATCCTAGTTCTAGTCTTGATGCTGGAGATCTAGCATTTAACACAAGCTCAAATGTTCTAAAATATTATGATGGATCTGCCTGGCAGACTATAACAGCTGATACTGATGTAAAAACAAAAGTATCTGCTAATGATACAACAGCTGGTTTCCTAAATGGTAAACTTGTTGCTGGATCAAATGTGACTTTCACTGAGGGCAGTGATGGTGGTAATGAAACATTGACGATAGCCGCAACTGATAATAGTATACCATTTGCGATAGCGTTGGGTTAGGAGAGATATTATGGCAAATAATTTTGGTCAAGCAGATGCAAGTTTATCAAATAACTCTTTAACTACTGTTGTAAGTACAACATCAAATAAACAAATTGTCATAGGTTTGTTGATATCTAATACTGGTACTGCATCTATAAATGTAGACGCTGTACTAAATGATGGATCAAACGATAGATATATTGTTAAAGGAGCGCCATTACCTGTTGGTAGTTCTATTGAATGTGTGCAAGGAAAAATAGTAATTCCTAGTGGTGGCAGTATTAAAGCAAAAAGTGATAACTCAAGCGGAAATGCTGATGTAATTGTTTCACTATTAACAGATGTAGCATAATATGGCATATTTAGGTACACCTCCTCAAAGTGGATTTATAACCACAGCTAAACAAAGAGTAACTTCTTCTACTAATAACTATGTAGATTTAGACCATGCTATTAGTTCTATTGCTGATGTAATCGTATTCGTAAACTTTGTAAAACAAGATACTACAAATCTTACTCTTACAACTTCTACTAGAATTACACTTGGTGGAACACTTGTAAGCTCAGACATTGTTGAGATACACTATCTTGGAAAAGCAGTGAATACTCAAACTCCAGCTACAGGAACAGTTACTAACGATATGTTAGCTGGTAGTATTGCAAATTCTAAACTTGCTAACTCTAGTATAACATTAAATGGCTCGGCAGTTTCTTTAGGTGGTAGTGCTACTGTAGGTGGAACTAATACGCCATCGTTTTCAGCTTACAGGTCTGGTGGTACTGGACAATCAGTTAGTAGTAGCACTTGGACAAAACTACAAGCAAATACAGAATTATTTGATACAGACTCTGCT